AGGTGTTCCGAACCCTTGATTGCATCAAACCAAGATTCCTCGTCGCGAATACCAACATCGTCAGTGCCCCACATAATGCGGAAAGCACAAGAGCGACCTTGAGTACCAAAACGAGACTTCTCAAGTTTCACCTTAACTTCGGAGCCAATACGGAACCCTCTGTCATCTTCGATAAAAGCTGATTTAGCCTTGCGACCAGTCAACCAAATACGAAGTGAGTAAGCGTAATGCATCGCCTTACCACCGGGGGTGATATAAGGTGTTGTCATCGCAATCTGCCGAGCCATCGGGCCCTGCGGAATATTTGTCTTCAACTGGTTGAGGACAATAAAGGTTGCTCGTTTATCCGCAATCGGAATAACAAGCTTTGACATTCCCTTTGCGAGAATGCGGGCTTTGACAGCCATTGATGATTGAGGATTGAAATCGCCCTCAACATCAGAGATTGATGGTGTGAATGCCAGCGAATCCCAAATAAACACTAGTTGTTCGTCGGTTGCACCCAATAGTTCTTCGATAGTCTCAAGCACAAACTCCACAGAAGATGCTTGTACATACATAAGACGGTCTAAATCGCAGCCAGCGCGCTCCAAGAACATTGGATCGATAGCAGACTCGGAATCAAAATAAACGACCATCTTGCCCACTTTCTGGGCATTTGCGGCAATCTGAGTTGCCATATAAGATTTACCGGTTGCTTCTAATCCTGCAATCTCTGTAATCTTACCAACTGGGACACCAGCTACCTGTCCTTTGGCAATGATAGAATCAAGCCAACGGGATCCAGTTGGAATCCACTCCTTAACAGCAGTTGGGTTATCACCCGTCAGACTGTGTGCTACATTCTGTCCTGCTTTTTTATTAACAATCTTCATCAAATCTTGCATATCTACACGACCTGCTTTTGCTTTGGCTTTAGCCATTCTAACTCCTATTTTTAAATGTTATATATTGTTCAATCTTTTCTCTTAAAAACCTTGCTTTATCAACATCATTCGGGACACGAATCATCCATATCGGGTGCTTAACTTTAACTTTTTTGTTTTTTATATACGTAAATTGACCGTCCGTATCAAAAAATGTCTTAGGTATACTAGGATCATTCCTGTGTACTTGGTTTCTAAATTTAATGATAATCTCACTAAGCTGATTGGCTTTGTCCCCAAGCGCCTCTTCAATAATATCAACTTCATTATAGCAAGGAATAGTGCCGTTGTCAAAGTTTAATTTTCTTATTTGTTCTTCGCGCCACTCTTTTAATGCTAGTGGAAAAACAATCCAATCTGAATCGCTAAGGGTGTCCTTGTTGATATAGTCAGATACAACCAACACACATTCCTTAAAAGGATCATCTGCATAACGTCTTTTCGTTGTACAGCCTTTATCTTGCGCCTTGGTTTTAAATTCTACAGGCATTTTATAAAAAGCGTCGTATTTGTCATCTCTGGTGTGTTCGCCAGTCAACCCAAAACGCTCTTTTTGTAAGTTTTCCCTTATGTTATCTTGCGCTTTAGACACGCTACCTCCAGATATAAAACGGCAGACTTTACACCGGTCTGCCAGCGGCTATATTTACTCTTCTGCTGTATCAACAGAATCAGCGGTATCAACCGCAGTGTCGTCATCCTTGTCGCCGCAACCCATTAACAAGCTAGCAGCAAGAACTGGTAAAACGAATCTCATCTTCTTGTCTCCTTAAAAGCGGCAGACTTTGCACCGGTCTGCCAGCGGCTTTTTTCACTACTCGGTTGTAGTTTCAGTGGTGGTAGTTCCATCACCCGTGCTGGTGGACGTTGTGGACGTTCCAGCCTCACCCGTGGTTGTAGTTTCTGTTCCTACTTCACTGGTGGTGGTGCTTGTTGTGACATCCTCACCGGTGTTAGTAGTCGCAGAGACTTCAACTGTCTCAGTAACCTCTTCAGTAGTTCCGGTGGTGTTGTCGGACACCTCTCCGGGATCAACTTCGCAGGTGCCGTATGCTGTTGCTATAACAAGGGCTCCTCCAACGACGCTGACCTTAACCTTCCATGAGGCCCATTGTGATTTTAACCAATCCATAGTATTACTCCTTTTGTGATTAGTAAACGGGCAGACTTTGACCGGTCTGCTAGCGGTTTCCCACAAACTAAACTATTTACTTATTGCTCATAAGTTCATCAAACGCTCTATCGACATCACTGGTCGAGCTACTTTTTCCATACGCTGTAGTCTCGCTGGACAGGGATTCTGCAGATGATGGGTTTACTAATTGTTCATCGAGAATCGCATCGATTTCTTCAGGGGTTTTGCGCTCAAAAAGAGAAGAAAAGTCTGGCATACGATCTAGGAGGGCGGGGATCGCTTCCGTGTCCTCAAGTAAAGAGGATGTATTTCGTCTCATTTTCATACTAGTTTGAGGGTAAGCACCGGGGGTTGTGGGCTTAGTGTAAGTAAGGGTAATGTCGGTACCTTCTTGGGTATCCGTAATATCCCCATACTCTGGATCAAGGATATATCCAAGAAGAAGTTCATACGCCTTCTTACCATAGCCATAAACCTTAATACCTTCTTCTTCACGGCCGCGGACTACTACAGGTGAGAAGTAGCGACCACGTACGAAAAGTGATTTAGCAAGCTTTTTAGCTTCTTCATCATTATTTTCAGTGCCGTCCTTCCAGACAGCAGACGCAAAGTCACAAACAGGACAACGCTCCCCAAAATTTCGCTTAGGGCATACAATGCCTCCCTTGTGTTCACCAACATTATAATGAAAGAACACTTCCTTGAGTGGATCTCCATCTGATGTTGGCACGATTCGAATATCTTGATCGCCTTCATCAGGCTTAAAGAAAATAGAATCTCCATTTGCTTTTCCATCACCACGAAGAGTGGCAAGTTTTTTTCGCATTAGGTCCATATTGATTGACATTAGTTTATCTCCTATTTGTTGTTGTAAAGTATACTGTGCGTTCCACAGCATCTAATGTATCACTCTTGCTCTAGCTTGTCAAGAGTATTTTTGTTTGATTGTATCGCATTTGTATGGGCAACGACAAACCCAAAGTCTGATAATTCTGTTTCATAAATTGAATATGAGATTTTTCGAAAAGCATTTCTAGGCTTTTGCTTTAAAATATCAACTAACTTTTTATGAAGGCCAACTTCCCCCTCAAGCCTTTCAGAATTGATACACATATAATAACATAATTCTCGCTCGGTGTCAAGATCAAAAAGCCACATTTCATCAAGTTTTTTCATATCCAACATACCAATTGAACGTATCCTACTAATATCACTGGGCTTTGACATATTCCCTATGTGCGGCTCGGTATGTTCAAAATAATTAAGATAATGGACAGAAGAAAAAATGGTTTCATTTAATGTATCGTAATAATTTTTTAAATTAATAGAAGAATGTATATTTTCTATATTCTCATTAGAAAAGACTGTAAAACTACGTAAATTACCTGAGCGTGCATATTCTTGAAGAATACCGAAAACCATGTTTTCAATTAATCTTGGCAATCCAGTTAACAATTCAGTGTCTGGCTTGATATAAAAAACATCAATATCTTTGTGCTTAACCTGCTCTAGTATTCCAAGACTGTAAATAGAACTAAAAGACGCTCCGGTAATAAACACTTGTACCCTATCATTAACGTCGGCAAAAAAATCAGTTAGATCTGGGATATTGTTCTCATAATCTTCTGCTTTTTCAAATGATTTTAATTTGTATTCACGATCCTTTGTTTTTTTAATTTTGTCGTTCAACAAATATACATTGTACTGTTTGATTTTTAAAAATTTGGTTGCTACAGCAGATGCTGCATTTCCAACGCCAACTATCGAAATCATACTTTTAACTCTTCAAGATCATAGAAATTTTTACCGGCACTCATATTCACTAAAAACTTATCAAGTTTATTGTTTGAGAATAATTCTTTTATTTCAGGTACCATATGCCTATCTTCATCCGCTAAATCAACTACAATCTCATCGTGAACTAAATGAGACACAAAACTTTTTTTGCTATTTAAAAGTTTGGATATCTCTATTGCCCTCTCCAAAACAAGATCGGAAGTCGTGCTCTGGATAATATAGCTGAGTGCTTTTCTTCTGTCAACTTTTATTTGTCTACCAAAAATTGTGTTAACTTTCCCATCAACATAAAAATTGTCGATGATGGCATCACGATCATATAAGTTAGTCTCAATTACATCAGAATCTGGATTATACAACCAGCCAAAAAATAGAACTTTGGCGTCATCACGGCTTGGCAAACTGTCGAAGTTGTCATTATTAAACACATTTGCTACATTCCAAGCGTGTATATCTTCGGATGGTTGAGGGTGACCCAGTAGAGACAATACAGTCCTAACCTCGGCGCCATTATAATCAAGCGATAGTAACCAATCATTATGAGGCTTTACAATACGTCTAAAATCCTTCTTCATCGTTAAGATAGGGAAAGATCTAGGATAGGTACTAAGACGCCCTGTGGCAGTGCCAAAAAGGTTATAATCAATATGTTTTAAACCGTTGATAATTTTTTGCAAACCTAGCCTATTGTTAGTAGATGTAAACAGTGACTTGCAGTCTGAAATGTCAACATTAACGGTTCTCTCGCGAATATCATATAACAGCTTGTACGCTTCATTTAAAAAGTCATAATTACTAGGTTTGTCATATGATGTAAAAACATACTCGGTGATTTTATTTTTTATTTCACAGAACGATGCTAATGAATCTTCAGGTATTAGATCAAAAATGCAATGCTCCATCATATCAAGTTTTGCAATCTGAAATGATTTATAGAATGCCTCCATTTTTTTCATATTTGAAGACAATTCTTTTTCATATTCCGGTGGACATACTTCACGAAGATTTTTACCTTGCGCATACAACCAAGCATACTCAATATCTTTTCCTGTGATCGAGCCTGTATATTTCCAAGTCCTTTTCAAATCATCAGGGAAACTATCAAAGTAAAGTTTGCCATCTTTGTAAACACCAACACATTCTGTTTTGTCATCAAGTGTTTGAAAGTACATTCATATCCTCTTCGTCTCTTAATTTAGCACGATTTACTAAATCTGTCAAGGATCCGCTGTAACTATATGTTTGGCCAATTATTTTTTCAAATCTAGCAATTGCTCTTTCTACACCTCTAGACTTGGCTAGATTCATAGTGCTAGCGACTATACTTTTTAACTCGCCCTCTTTGAATTTGTGAGGCTCTTCATTTATTCTTAAATCTATATATTTTTTTAAAAAATAAGTATCACCGATCAAGCTAGTGAATGTTTCAAACGAATATTCAACAGGTTCAATTTCACGTGTTATCACACTTCCATCGTTACATTGTTTTATATCTAAGTACTTATCAACTTTTGCAAGATTGTACATATTGTAAAAAATTTGTTTGAAATAATTAATATAATTTTCGTAACATGGTTTATAGCACCCTGCTAGTATGTCGTTTGTGGACGTAAATAAGCAAGTCGATACACTTCTAGCATATTCAAGCATCTCAGGTGAACCAATATTCGCTATCAGTCTAAAAGGGTTTGTTGAATCAACATAAAAACCATATGACCTACAAGCATTTAGATAAAATTTCCAGTTTCTACTTTGCTTAAACTTTGCAATTTTTTCTTCATCATTAGCATAGTCTATATCGGCAATCTCAATGACAAGCCCACTCACATTCATTGGACAAAAACGGCTTTTTACGTAGCCGGGAAGTGTAACCGGTATTCTTCTGGAAACTTCGGTAATAGTTTTATCAAAAATAGGTAGAAATTCTTCAAAATTAGAAAACTTGTTTTGATCAGGTGATGTTGTAGCTAAAAATACCTCTTGTATAGAGGCAAAATGAGCATTATAGGCCTCTAAAGGATCTATGTATGCACTCTTAACTTCCAGATTTGCAAGAAATTCATCATCTGTATCTAATTCACCAGATAATGTTTTTTTCAAAAATTGCTGATTTAGATCATTAAATGCTGCTGCTACATAAGGCGCAACAAGCAAGTTATTCTCATTCGTATTTGTTGAAATTAGTGTTGATAAGGGTACTGATTGTTTGTCATAAATTATCGGCATATAATAATAATTTACTCTGCCATACAGATAACGTTCTGCTTCAAAGAAGCTGATTAAATTTTCATACTCTGGCTCTTGGATCTCTAAATTGTAAATTAGGCTTTTTTGAAAAAGTTCAATTGCTTTTTCTTGGTTACTGCTTTTAAAAAAGAAAGACATAATTACTCCTTATCTTACGGGACGGTTACGGTGTCTTTTTGAGGGGCGCCCGGATTTTCTCCGTTGCCGGCTCCGCTTTTGGTTCTGGTTTGCTTCGCTTTACATTTTCTCGAAGAAGGTGTAGCTCCTTCAATCTTGCCACTGGGTGGTGGTTCATCACCCGATTCTTGTTCTAAGACCCAAACTGCACTAATTTTAGTCTCGGCTAAGCCTTCGGAAAAATTTGTTTGTGCCTTATTGACCATAAAATAGCCACCAATACCATATTGTGACAAATCATACTTGTCGAAAGCTTCAGATGCCGAATTTGTGTCGGGTGCAAATCCTCTCGGATCAATAAAGATATTTATTCCCGGTACTGCAAGAGGGTAGGCAAATGTTGTAATTTCTGCATTATACTGTTCTCTCAATTGCTGTAGGCCATCAAAACCCTCTGACTCAAATCTCGCTTCTTTTAGGCCGGTCACATCAGTTCTTCGAAGTTGAATATTTTTAATAATGCCCACATCCCTACCTAAAATATAATGAAAAATTCCATTATTCTCATCAAGTGCCTTATTGCCTGTTAGAAGTTCCTTGGGCTTGTTCCTGCCGGAATAAAAAATCTGATAGTTTATTTCATTTTGAACACCCAAGTTACCACCGGGCTTATCACGGCGCCCCATTGTGTTTAAAATGCAATCACTTGTAACAATCATTGGATTAGATTCAGCGCCGCTGCCCGGGTCTTGGCCTAAATTTAGCCTACCTACATGTTCATTACTTATGTCACTTTGTTGAAGATTTTTTATACGTCGTGTTATTTCGTCACCAGAATCTAAGGAGTAACCAGTTACGGCTGTGGAATAAGTCGATACCCTTTGCGATAACTTACCATCGTGACAGGCTTCAGAATTCAAAAAGTTTCTAACATAATTTTTTAGAACATCGCTAATAAAAGATGATATATTATATTCAAGTCTATCTCTAGCAATTACTTTTTCAGTCATCCACTCGGCAAAGTACACAAGTGAAATTGGTATGTCAGCCATTGAAGCACTTATAAAGTACCCCGGTGTTGATGGATCTCGTAATTCAACCGGACCAAGAACTACTCTATATCTTTTAAAATTATCTCTTGCGGTTTTTAGGATTTTTTTCTCACCGCTTATAAAGTCTTCTGGTAGATTTTTTAATTCGTCCAATACTTTTATGTATCCATTTTCCGATAAAGACTCTTCAATATTGTCCATTACTATATCTATTAGATCATATAAATAAAAATATGCTATTTGTTCATCATTGTTAGCATTTATACCTGCGGAAGCCGGCTTAGGAGAACCATCAGAAAGAATTCCACGATCATCTAATTCCTCCTGTGTCAAAGGTTGTGGCAACAGGCTTGACAACCATGAAGGAGAGCTTGATTGTTTTGGCGCTACTGCTTGTGCGGCAGCAGCAGTGGTGGCAGGATTAGGTGCCGTAGGAGATGGCTTGGGATTTAGTGATGGTGGGGGCTCATCAGCTTTTTGACTTATAATAGAATTCAAATCAACAAAAGGACTAACGGTAAATTCACCCAAACTATCATAGCTGACATTAATAAAATTTATTCTGTTTTTCGCCAGTAATTTCTCTATAATGCGCCTCAAAGAAGCACGTTGTTCAATCGGAGTTTTAGCTTCTTCAGCTTTCTTTAAATTTCCTATACCTTCAAGATTGCATTCTTTTTCGTAATATTTACGTAAAACTTTTCTTTTGTAGATATTTGATGTTACCAACGGATCAGAAAAAATATTGAAATATGAAATATCAAAAAATTCATCGATGTAAGCAAGATAATTAATAGAGAAATTAACCCTACCAGAATCATCAATATTAAATTCGTGAATTGTTGGTGTTAAATTTAAAGTAACGAAACTATTATAAATTGCTTTTTGAATATCTTCTTTAGTCGTTTTGGGTTTGTTTGGGATGTGTAAGTTTGCTGGCATCTTATACCCTACGACAGCTTTAAGTTTAAACTGTAACTTATCGAGATTGTCTATTACTGAATCTGAGTTAGAGTTAGATTGAACAGGAACAGACGCATATTGTTTCATCAAGCTTGTTCCAGTCTTTAGGGCTAGATCTGCATATCTGTACATCTCATTATTTTTTGAAACTCTAGGTTGCAGTAAATCTTCAAAAGAAGTGGCAAATATTTTTAAATTTGCAGAAATACTCTTTTTAACAGAAAACGGATCAGATCCTTCGTAAGTAAAATTAAAACTTTTTAAACCAACTCCGTGGCCGCGACGGCTTTGGCTTCTCAATGCTTCTTCGGCGGTAATAAGGCTTCCGCTGCTATTTAAAAAAGTAATACTGGATGGGAACTCGATTTCAATTTCTTTTTCTTTGCCATCTTTGTCTACAACCACTTTATATAGCTGCACCATTGGCTGCAATTGTGACAACACGTGTGGTGGCAGTTCAAAGAGCTTGGATGTCGATTTGGGCTGTGTCATTGTATTCATAAAACCGAAGGCCGGACCAGAGACAATTAATGGTCGATTGCGGCCGGCTTCGGGGCCTTCCTCGTAGGGAAGCTTTATGTTGCTTTGAGATTCTGCACTTATTCTGCTGTTTGTTAATTGAAGTATATATCTTTGTAGGAAGCATTGATGTTTAAAAGTCCTATCAACTCGTTTACCTACTTGGGTGTCTATGACATTAGATGCGTTATTTAACAACGCTTTTCTCTGTTCTAATGCTTCTCTTTGTGCAACACCTTGAACATCCCCAAATTTAGGTTGAATTTTCGTATTATCAATATCTTTTTGATCTTTCTGTATAGCTAGCTCAATATTTCCTAGAGCAGTTGAAAATTCTCCTAATTGACTTTGTAGACGTGTATATTCTGATATAGCTTCGTTTATAAATTCAAGAACAGATTTTAATTGATTTAAATGACCATAAGGATCAGGCGGCACAGAAGTTTCTGCCAGTCGAATCATTTTTTCAACTATAAATTTTTGGCTTAAGTTTGGTGATTCACCAACACTTAGCTCATTCAATACTGCAGTGACTTCAGCATATTTAAGATTAGCACTTCTAAGTCGATTTTGAAAAGAAGCAGACTGATCTATCTCAATATTAATAGGTTGCTGCGAAAATTCGGGTAATGACACAGTTTCACCCAAAGAAGTCTGGTCAGCAGATGTAAATGCTTGTGAATAGTTACCGGGACTTAGCAAGTTGCCACCATAAGGATTTGTCATCTCTGCTAATATACCAGCGGCCATGATAAGGGAAGCATTTGCTCTTTCAGCGGCTTCACCTCTAACAGCCCCATTGTCTATTAATTTAGTTAAAACTGGCTGTGCTTTTGTAAAGGCCGCGGCCGTATGGGTATTCCCCGCTTCCTTTAGTTGTTCTATATAATCTTTAAGTTCTGACATAAATTAAATTCCAAAAAGTGTAAGCACTGCTTCAACATTAAGCGGAATTGTTATTAAATCACCCGGTAAAATATCAGCCTCAGTTGGTAAAGAATTGTACCAAGCAATAATCCACCACAAAGCAGGATCGTCATAATATGTATTTGCTAATTTATAATACCTATCACCAGTTGACCATACATGTTGTGTGGTCTTTAAGGCGGCTCGCTCTGAAACTTTCGGGTGCCTTAAAATAGGTGTTTCAAATTGGCGAATATTTTTAATGTTATTACGTTCTTGTCTTAATTTTCGATAGTACTCATTTGAGTTATTTAAAATTCTATATTTACTATATCGTGACATTTTTTTTACCTACCCTAACGTTTCCATTAAAAGAACAGTTTCTTCACTAGAGAGACCCGGATTTATATCAGGTGATTCTAAGGCTATTTGACCATCTCTGGCAGAACGAAGATAGTCCAATCTTTTTTGCTGTCTATCGTTTAAGTTGTCTTTTCTCTCAAGTGCTGCTATTCTTTGCATATCTTTGTTCTTTCTTGCTTCACTGAATGCACCACTGTACCTCGCTTGCGCATTATCTATATTTGCTTGATTCTGCCTTTCTCTCTCAATTAATTCATTGAATGTCTGTATGTTGTTCAACTGTTCTTCGGTAATCTCTTCTACATCAACGGTTTTAAATGGGAATGAATTGTTTTTAAAATTACCATTTTGCCAACCTAATGTTTGCTCGTGTATAACATCAAATGACATGTTTATTTCAATTAATTTAGGTAAAACTGTATTTTTGCCAAGATACAAAACTCCGCCGCCTGCATCTGGGTTTTCAATATTGTGTAAAATGGTTATACTTTTAATGACGCCTAGTGCTCCTTGACTTGGATCTTTGCTTGATCTATAGCCATTAAATTTCTGTAGATCACTAGTCCCTTGAGCAGCATTGCTAGCTTTTGCAACGGGACCTGACTTTGCCAGCAAGTTCATTATCTTTAATCTACAAAGCGACGTTTGAGATATGGTAGCTGCATTGTTGATATCAGTATAACTTGGGTATGGAAATTGTGCAAGTTTTTGTGCTTTTGCAAGATTTTCGTATGCCTCACTGTATGTTTCAGCAGGTATTTTCCAATTTATAGTAATGTTTCTGCGAGAGCTTTGGTATGTATAGATAGAGTCAGTTCTTCCAAATACAGTTTCTTCATTATAACTTGGAGATATACTATCTGAAAAGGCGGTTATAAACGCTTTGAAAAATATCGACTCGCCGCTTGGGACGTGCAGTACAGAAATTACCGCTTCTGACTGATTAGCTAAATTGTCAGTTGCAGAAAATTGAAAAACCTGTTTGGGGGGAGATTCCTCACCAGAAGAAAGTTGTTCTTCTACTCTTGTACCGGGACCTTTCCCATCGCCGCCTATTAAAACAGGGTAGAATTTTTCATTATTAAAATTTGTGTTATCATCATCAGCCATTGTTTAATTTCCTTATTTCTTTGTTCTCATATATTCTTGGACTTCTGAACCTATAACATTCTTCACATAAGTCTTAAATTGAACTCCGTCAATTGCAAGATTAATTGTCTGTTCAGGTTGAAACATAATGCTTGTTGGTGCAGCACTAAAATTACTTGCGCCTGCGGCCACTGTATTTATTGACATTTCTGCGCCTGAAGGTACTTTTGCCATAGCTTCGGCTATTGCTTCAACCTCTGCTTTAACTAGCGTTAGGTCGGAAACGTTTTCGCTTAATTTTGCCAACCCTGTGACAAATGTGTTGAATGGCTGCATTTCATCACCCAAGTTGGCGAACGAAAATGCTAACAATGACAAGGCTCCAGCCAATACTAAAATACCACCTGATGCTGCGGCGCCGGCAGCACCTAGCTTGATCGCACTTGCAGTAAAGACAGCTAATACAACCGCAAACCCAACAAATGATTCCAGTGATGTTTCAAGGCCTTTGAAAGATTCAACCATATACGATATGCCAAACGCTGCAAGACCAACAGCAGCACCAATAGCAAGAATCGAGGTTGCTAGACCAGCGGCCGGAACAGTAGCGACAAGCGCAACTTTAGCAAATACTGCAAGCCCTATACCAAGTGCTGCGATGCCACCAACTGCACCTATAATTTGATCACCTGCAAGTTCGCCAAATGCTTTTACCAAGAATGATACACCGAATGCTGCCGCGGCGATCGAAGCACCAATTGCTAATATTGGTCCGACTAGATTTCTTAAACTACCTGAAGCCTCTTTAGAAGCATCGCCCATTAATTCTATTGCTGCTGAAGCATCTTCTCCATTTTCTGCTAATCCAGTTGCCGCATCCGACATTACCGAAAACGAACCTGCTACATTCCCGGCTGCGGCATCTGCAACTGATTTTTTCGAAAAGCCGCCAAAAATTCTACTTATTAAACTTCCTGAGTTAGGGCCACCTAATTTTGAACCTAGTACGGATGCTCCAGCCTTTTTTATTGCGCCTCCAAACAAACCAATCGCGGCGGCGGATGTTAAGGCAGTCTTAGGAAAAGCAGTAAAAAATTTTAAAAGTGGGACGAGGGTTAACTCAATGGTGCCACCGACAGCTTTGGCGAATGCCTCAACAGAATCTTTATTATTTTCAAGTGCAACGGCAAATCCTCTAAATACTTCAACGAGTGGCTTAAGAGCAACCATTGTTGACTTTAATGTAGCTTGTAAACTTTCTTGCACATTTTGTACTTCTTTTGCCCTTTCTGCTTGTTTCGCAAAATCTGCAGATGACATTTGAGTTGCACCAGCAAGATCGGTAAAATCGCCGCTCATTAATTTTGCTAACTCACCAACATCACTTAAACCAGCAGATTCAGTAAAAAGTTTACGTTGAAAATATGTCATATCATCAAATGACAAGCCAGCCGATAAAATTCCCTCACGCAGCATTTCAAAGCGTTCAATAGGATCGGTGGCCATCATAAGATCCATTGCATTAACAAAATTACCTCCTAGTGCTGCATTAAGCTTGCCCGCTTGAGTTGCTGCGCCTTCGAAGGTATCAAATTTATCGGTAATCTGCACTAGTCTTCCAATTTCAATACCAGTAATCTTGGCTGCGACAGCTAAATCTTTAAATGCTCTTGGGCCATCAGAGCCTAATTTAGCTATTGAACTGCCGACGCTCGCAAAGTCAGAAGCTATTTTACTGGGAGATTCACCTATAATGGTTGCAAAATCTGCTAAATCACTTGCTGTGGCGAGGGCTGCTTCGGCAGTTTGACCAAAAAACTTTGTTGTATTTTGAAAACCGGATGCAATATCTTGATTTGCGATACCGAGTTTATTTAAGACAGCAGTTGCATTAGTTAACTCAATCTGCAAATCTTCGTTAGCAAGTGAAAAGTCTGTAAATGTAGTTCTTAAGGCTTTAAATGATTCAGCTTGTTCATCTAATGAAACACCAAACCTAGCAACTTGTCTTTGCGACATTCCGATCGCATCACCAAATTCTGTGGTAATTCCAGTTTGTCTTGATAGTGATTTTGATGTTTCATCAATTGCGAAAGCCAAGCTGACCATTGAGTCAAAAAATCCAGCCGCGGCAGTGCCAGCTAATACTGAAAGTCCGCGGACACTACCAAGAGTCCTCATAAACTTACCCATGCGGAATATCATATCTGCATTAACTTCTTCGTGACGTTCGTAAACAGTCGTTAAGCCTTTAAATCTGGCGACAGTGGTCTTAATAGCAGCGTTTTGTTTTTGAATTTCTTTTACATTTTGGGCTAGAGTCTGACTATTCTTCTTTATTGTCTCATCAAGTTCATCAATTCTATCGAGATTTTTTTGGGTTACTTCACCGTTTTTGTTAAGTGCTTCCCTTTCTGCTTTCAAATTAGCTAGTTTTTTCTTCGTGCGGACTAATGACGCCTCAAGAATAGCATCAAGTAAAGTTTGATTATCCTGCAGAATATCTCTATAGTCAGTCTGTTCTCTATTGATACTCTTTAAAAGCGCTTCAATTTGTTTTAATGATTTAATATCTTCTGCCATTAGAATTATACCTTGCTTTATTAATTAGTTCCAACAAAAAAAGACAGGGCTTAGCCCTGTCCGTATTTTTTAGTATAACCACCCGGCATTTGGGGCGCGTTATTTGCTGTCAATGTTTGAGATTTATTTCCTTTCGAGGCATTTTCCATAGCCTCTTTTTCATCTTTTAATTGTTTGGTTAATCTTTCTACAAACCATCTCCTTAAGCCAATCGGTAAATTATAAGCTTCAGAAAATGACCACCCACCAGCATATTTTAAATAAAAAAATTGCTCATATATGTTTTGCATATACTCATCGGTCAGGCCAAAAAAAGTCCGCAGTTAGCGGCACCTCCATCGGACACTCATACTCACACTCGACGCATTCGAATTCTTGGGTCATGTTTAAGTTGGGACTCACAGCCTTAAAAGCCTGACGAAGATATCGAGCATCAATGGAAGGCAGATTATCAACAACATAATTAATTGCTTCTGCAGTGGTATTACCGTTGACTGAAACAATAATATGCTTTAATTGTCTAGTGACATTTTTTTCATACTGGCCTTTGGCCTTTTTATCCATTTCTAAACCAGAACTTAACAATACTTCATCAGCACCTGTCAACAGGCGAAAACCAATGTTCAAGCCGGATCTTGGAACTTCAACTGCGAATGTTCCATCTTCCAGCGTTTCAACAGCACCCTTCACAACTTTATCAACAACGTCTTTGTCAGTTTTAATATCATTTAAATTAAATGTATTTGTCTGTTGCGTCCCACAACTTGGGCACGAAACTTTTGTAGTGTAATCACTTCCATATGCAGATATTCTAGCTGCTACCACTATGGCATTGCGATCACCAACAAGCATAGATTCTGGATTGATTGATTTATCAATGATCAGACTTCCAATAACCCTTTCTAAAGCAATGCCCTTTTTAAGTAAACTACGAGAGGTCAACATATCTTCCTCTTTAGCAGTCATTTGTTTAATCTCAATGGTTGTCTGGTTGTGAAGAGGGTGGCCCGGGTCATAATAGATACCCTCAGAAGGTAGTTCAACAAACTCAGTTGGTATGACAAAACCAAAGTCATTAGATTGGTTTTGAAAATTTTGCTGTGGTGGGGCAGAATCTTGCTCGGCTGGTCCGCCGCCACCCATTACGCGCTTACTATTTCTAGACAATATACACCTCGTTTTTCTAGATAATTTATTATATCATATAAATATTTGTTTTAGAGTCTTTTTTAGCCTTCGAAGAAGGTAGTACCTTGGTTACCTGCAGTTGCATTAGAACCTTTGCTTTGAAGAACTTCAAGACGAGCCCAATCATATGCAAGATCCATAGTAACTTCGACTAAGCCTTCCCCACCTTCGTATTGAAGTTGACCATAATCAACTTTAGTAATGAAAGAATTCCAAAGAGTCCATTTTTCAATTTCATTACCATCACCATCGAGTTGAACAATGTAAACAGTTCCTAAAGCTGCAGCAGAACGAGCCTTCGACATAGAACCTAAATCATTAGGTGTGTCAGGTGGCGCATAGCCAGCTTGAGTTACGATATCTGACAGTGTTGCGGACATATCAGGATCTCTAGGATCTACTAGGGTTAACGTTACAGGGTTCCAAGTAACTCCACCGGGATAATAAAACTTGTGGTTAAGGTAAGTGTGTTCACCTTTGGAAACCTCAAAAGAGGGCTTATTCACAGCTTTAGCATACCACACCAGTGAACCACCAGTGTCTGCGTTGATACCTGTTATTTCAACTTTAAATCTAAATTGTCTTTTAGGATCTTTTAGATCCAATTGCGTATTGCGAAAATCATCTGACCAGAATGGCATTTTTTGGGTACTCCTTGTGTATTTTTAATTAGTATGTAAGTTTTTTTTAGTCGTCAAAAGACGCTCCAGTTGAAGCAACAACGAAGTCAATTGCGATGAATTCAATTGCACGTGCTGGTTTAACCATGATCTTCGCATACATGATGTTCTGATCAATA